GGGCAGGTTGAGGATCATCCAGAATGGGAGACGGCGAACAGCGAGAACTACTCGGTTCTCAAGTATCGGCCGCAGTCTATTGGCGGATCAACGGTTCCGCCGCCGCAACGCCAGACAGCATCTGACATTCCTTCCGGATTTTCACAGGACATGCAGATCAGCGAACATGACATTCAGGGCGCAATCGGCATGTACAACGCATCGCTTGGTGCGCCGTCAAATGAGCGTAGCGGCAAAGCGATCATGGCGCGGCAGCGTGAAGGCGATGTTGGAACTTTCCACTACCACGACAACCTGAACCGTGCTATCAGACATTGCGGTCGAATCTTGGTGGATTTGATCCCTAAGATTTACGACAGCTCGCGGGTTGTGCGGATTCTTGGCTATGACGGCACTCCTGATGATGTGCAAATTGATCCATCGTTGCCGGTGGCGCGCGAAACGCAGGGCGTCAATTCGATCTACAACCTTGGTGTTGGCACCTACGATGTCAGCATTTCGACGGGGCCATCGTACAACACTCTTCGGCAGGAAGCGTCGGAAAGCATGACGCGCGTGCTGGAAACAAACCCTGAACTCTGGTCGGTGATTGGCGATCTGGCAATCAAAAACATGGATTGGCCAGGCGCGCAGGAAATCAGCGAACGCTTGAAGTTCATCCTGCCGCCAGAAATCAAACAAGCCGAACAGAACAAGAAGCAAGGCCGAATTCCGCCTGAAATGCAGCAGTTGATGCAGCAGATGGAACAAGTTGTCGCGCAAAAGGATGAACTCATCAATGCCGCATCTGACAAGATCGAACAGATGATGGAAGAAATGCGTTCTCTGAAGGAAGGAAACGAGGTCAAGGAGAAGGAGGTTCTCATCAAGGCGGCGGATACTGAAATCAAGGCGTATCAGGCCGAGACGCAGCGAATGCAGGCTGTTCAGCAAGCCATGACGCCGGAGCAGATTCAGGCAATCGTTATCCAGACGCTTGCTGACTTGGCGCAACCGAATACTGTTCAGATGCCGGAACCGGAACCTCAGTTTGAAATGGCAAACATGCCGCCACAAGGCATGGAAATACCGATGGAGACTCAACCAAATGGACTTGGAAACTGAAGTCGTAGTTGATCAGAACCCGATTACTAATCCCTCGACGGCAGATACTCCAGCGCCAGTTGAGTCGCAAGAAGCGACGCCAGAAACGCCAGAAGCAAAGCCGGAACCAAAGGAAGAACCAATCCCGAAAGGGGTTCAGAAGCGGATTGACCGTGCTGTGCGGCAGAAATATGAGGCAGAGGCGCGGACTAAGGCGCTTGAGGAGCAGCTTGAGCGATTGCAGCGTGCAGCACCGCAACAACATCGGCAACCGGAGCAAGGCACTCCAACTATTGACAAGTTCGACAATCTCGACGATTATGTCGCTGCAAAGGCGGAATGGATCGCCGACAAAAAAATCAAGGAAACGCTTACCGAACAGCAACAACGGCAGGCGGAAGAACGCGAAGCAGCGGAGCGCAAAAAGACCGTTGATAGCTGGTCAAAACGACTGGCACAAGCTACGGCAAGCGAAGAAATGCCGGATTTCGAGGACGCACTAGCCTCCTCTGACGTTCCAATGACTCCAGTAATGCAGCATGGCATCATGACTAGCGAAATCGGGACAAAATTGGCGTATTACCTCGCCAAGAACCCCGAAGAAGCGGAAAAGATTTCCATGATGGCGCCGGATGGCGTGATGCGCGCACTTGGAAGGCTTGAGGAGCGGCTTGCTACCCAAAAGAAAACATCCGTGCCGACCAGCGCGCCTGAGCCTATCAAAGCTATCTCGACCCGAACCGTAGTCACAAAAGACCCCGGCAAAATGTCAGATGCAGAGTACGCAAAATGGCGAGCGCAAGGCAGAAAACGTGCTTAACCCTTTGAAAGGAAAGAAATTATGAGTAATACATTAAAATTTACGGACATGGTAGCGCGTGAAGCGCTTGCTATTGCCCACGAGAAGTGCAGTTTCATCGGCACTACCGATCTGCAATACGACGAATCGTTCGCCAAGAGCGGTGCCAAGATCGGTTCCACGCTGCGCGTTCGTAACCCGAACAAGTACACCCGTCGTCAAGGCTCCCGCGTGATGAATGTCCAGGATCAGAACGAAACCACGCAGAACGTCACCGTCGCCACTCAGGACGGTGTTGATATGCGCTTCAATTCGGCTGAACTGACCCTCGATACGGACAGCCCCGAACAGGTTGCCGCGTTCTCGAAGCGTTACATTGAGCCGGCTATGTCGGTCCTTGTTTCCGGCATCGAATCCGACTACCTGGCCTACGCTTCCAAGGCGACGTGGAATCTGGCCGGTACTGCCGGCACTCCGATTACCGACTTGTCGGTTCCGGGGCTGGCCCGCGCCAAGCTGAACCAGAGCCTTGCCCCGAAAGATGGCAATCGCTTCATTCAGGCTGACTCGATTACCATGTCGTCCATCGTCAATGGCTTGAAGGGTCTGTTTCAGGATTCCTCGCAGATCAAGGAACAATACCGTGAAGGCATGATGGGTCGCACTGCAATGGCCGACTGGTACGAGAACGAGCGTTGCTGGACGATGCCGAACTCGGCTGACGTTGCCGGCACTCTGGACACCTACACCGTGACTGAAGGCGACGCCGACATCACTGTGACGGGCCTGTCCGCTGCTCCGGTTGCTGGCATGGTTTTCACGATGGCCGGCTGCTATGCGGTTCATCCTGAAACCAAGGCGACTCTGCCGCACCTTCAGCAGTTCGTGGTTGGCACTGGCAGCACGACGACCAACATCGTGTTCTCGCCGGCTCCTTACACCTCCTCGTCTGGTGCGCTGCAAAACGTATCGGCAATGCCTGCCACGACCGCCGCTGTTGCGTTCGTTGGTGCGCTTTCGACCAACTACGTTCAACCTCTGATGTACCACAAAGAGGCGTTCCAGTTCGTAACCGCTGACCTGCCGCTGATGGACGACGCGCACAAGTGCACCCGTCGTACTCAGGATGGTCTGTCACTGCGGGTCTGGATGGCGAGCGACATTCGCAACGATGAATTGCTGATGCGTATTGACATTCTGTACGGATTTGCTGCTCTCCGTCCGGAATGGGCTTGCCGCATGATCGGTTCCGCCGCCGCCTAACCAACAGGGGCTGGGTAATACCGGCCCCGTCTAACACACGAAAGGAAACATCATGGCAACGATTGAACAAGTAACCTACAATTCGCCCGATGGCGCGACGATGGGAAACTCCTCGACCGAGAAGATTTCGTTCTACGGTACTACTCCCATTGTCCAACGCACGGCGGCCATCGCAACCTCTGCTGTCGCTACCGCTTCCAGTGCTGACGTGACCACTGCTCTAAAGGCGGCTGTCATCGACATCATGAATACGTTGGAAGCCCTCGGCCTGTGGGCTGGTTCTGACGCCTAAAAAGCGTTTGACGTGCGACAATACGCCCCGGCCCACAAGGTCGGGGCGTTTTCATATGGAGGATCAATGAAAGTAGTTCTGTGCGTTCCAACGCTGACGAAACCATACAAGCAACTCCGCGATTCAATCAAGGCATCAATTCCGATTCTTGACGAAGCCAAGATCGACCACTCGATTGTTTCTGAAGTCGGAAACCCCTATGTCAGTCAGGCGCGAAATGTCATGCTTCGCAAGGCACTTGACGCCAAGGCAGAACAGATCATCTTCCTTGACCACGACATTTCATTTGAACCGGATGCTCTATTGAAGTTGATTCAGGCGGACGGTGAAGTAGTTGCCGGGACTTACCGATTCAAGCAGGACGACGAAAAATACATGGGGACAGTATATAGCGGCCTTGATGGAACGCCAGTTGTAAGAGGCGATGGTTGCATTCACGCGCAATGGGTTCCTGCGGGATTTCTGCGTGTCACAGAACAGGCGATCCACCAATTTGCCGGGGCATACCCGCATTTGCTTTACGGAAGGCGTTATGCTCCGTATATCGACCTTTTCAACCACGGCGCGCACAATGGAATCTGGTACGGAGAGGACTACGCTTTTTCGCGTAACTGGAATGATAGCGGTGGAAAGATTTGGTTAATCCCTGATCTGAACATCACGCATCACTCAGCGACAAAGGATTACCCTGGCAACTTCCACATGTTCATGCGTAGGCAACCAGGGGGTGACTTGGCATGAAGCGCGTCTTGCATGTAGGTTGCGGCGGAATGTCGATGCCTGAATTCCTTGATGGCTATACAGAAGTACGTTGTGACATTGATCGGGCGCATAATCCGGACATTGTTGCCGATATGACAGACTTGGGCGATATTGGCGAATTCGATGCTGTGTACGGATGTCATGTTTTGGAACATCTTGCGCCGCATGACGTAAAGCGCGCCATGTCAGAATTTCGACGGGTACTTAAACGTGGTGGCGCTGTATTCATGATCGTGCCAAACTTGCAGAATGTCAGGCCGACGCGCGATGTGGTTTATGAGTCTGATGCCGGCCCGATCACCGGTCTGGATATGTATTACGGAAAGGAATCGTTCGTCGAAGACAATCCGTACATGGCCCACAAAACAGGGTTTGTGCCGGGAACGCTGAAAGAAGCGTTTGCCGGTTTTGTTGGTGTTGGGACGAAAGACCTGACTGTTTTTAACTTACTTGGTTACGGAATAAAAGGAGACCGACATGCCGCTAATGGCCCATAAAGACAATGGCTTCAAATCTGCATCATCCAGTGAGGTTGCCGAACTTCAAAAAGCAGGATGGGAACTCTGCGACGATCCGATTGAATACAAGCAGCGCGTTTGGGGCATTGGCGTCAAGGTTGAAGTGCCTGCGCCTGTTGCAATTGCTGAAGAACCTGCTACACTTGAACCTGAATCAACGGAGCGCAAACGGCCCGGACGACCGCGCAAAGCGGAACAGGAACCGACCGTTCAGGATCAAGAGCCTGAACAGAACTTCCGGACTCTGTAGTGGCAACGGGACAAACCATTGTTGACCGCGCGCTAAGGCTCATCGGAGCGATTGCCTCCGGTGAATCTCCGACTACGGCAGAATCAAACGATGGTCTGACTGCGCTCAATGCCATGATTTCATCGTGGCAGACAGAGAAGCTATTTGTCTATGCGTTTGTCGAAACGGCTTTCACTCTGACGCCTTCTGATGGTTCCTACACCGTTGGGCCATCCGGCAACTTCAGCCTGACGCCGCGCCCACCGAAGATCGAGCAATGTTTCATTCGTGACAGCGACATCGACTATCCGGTTGAATTGATCGACAAGGCACGCTGGTATGGCATCCCCGACAAGACTTCGACATCGGACATTCCACTGTATGCCTACTACGAGCCTTCGCTGGCTACCGGCACGTTGCAGCTATGGCCGGTGCCGAATGCGGCTAATAGCTTGCGGATCATAACTTGGACTACGCTTGCCGAGTTAGCTTCGCTTGCCACCACGATAACACTGCCGCAGGGATATGAGCGGGCGCTGGCGTACAACTTGGCGGTGGAGATTGCGCCGGAATATCAGCTTCCCGTACCGCCAACGGTTATTGGCATTGCCGTTGAATCCAAGGCCAATATCAAGCGCGTCAATATCCGT